TTGAAGAACGCATTGATAATATGTCACTTGTAAAGTGTAAAGGATATGCTGTGTTTAATTATTACTATTCACAAGCTGCGTTTGCAATCCAGTAAATGAAGAAACTATTTGTAGTATCCGTTGGTGACAACTCCTGTGTTACCCATGATGGATACATTCAGATTGGTATCTTCAATCATTCAGTAGAAAAACATCTTGAGCTGAATCCTTTGATTGCATGGCAAGTTACCTATTGGATGCCTGATCCGTTCTGTATCCGATATAAGAGGATCAACTTCCAGCATACAATGAAGGCGAATGAAGGTTCACCTAAAACTGATAATGCTTTAGATAGCCGCCCTAGAGATTTCCCAGATCAACCAACGGAGAGATTAGAGAGAACATTATGAAACATCATGTCCCTGATATCATTAAGAAGAATGCATTCACCTGCTTCACCAGTTTGAATCAGGCAGAGCGAGCAGTTGTTATGTTTGGTGATGAAGCATACCGTGAGTCACTAGACCTTGAGAATGATGATTCACCCTGTTGGATTGTAAACTCTGGCGAGACACATGGATTTGTAGGTTGGAACCCCCAGTGTGTCCCGACGATGGAATATATTGTATGGAAGCTAGAAAATCGTGAACAAATTATTAAAGGAGAAATTTATTAGATGAAAATGTGGGAGACAAAATGCGTTGGATGTGGTAAAATGATTCCAGCGAATCAGTGTCCTCAGGTAGGGCACCAAGCACCTGATGGTAGTTGGACAAATTCGTTATGTAAACCTTGTTGGACAAAAAATAACAATGGCACTATCTAAATCAGTTGAAGAATCACTCAACGAAGCATCAGCAACACTACGCAATGCACTAGCATATGCTGCTAGACAGGAGCGTCCTATTGTCTGCACCCAAATTGCTAAGTTGCTTACTGATATCGAAAGTATTAATTCTTTTGATAGTATTCTTGATACACTTTCTGACATGAAAAATAACTAATGGACTATAAAACTTCTGGTGTTGACATCATCAAGGGTAGATCTTTTGTAGAGTACATCAAAGCATTGGCACCTAAGATTGATGGCGGGTTCAATGGAATGATGCAGCTCCCATCGGGGTATGAGAATCCTGTGTTAGTATCTGGTGCTGATGGTGTCGGAACTAAGATGAATATCTGTGGGATTGCCGATATGTATCTTACTATCGGTATAGATTTAGTTGCTATGTGTGTCAATGATGTAATCTGTAGTGGTGCTAAACCATTATATTTTCTAGACTACATCTCTACTAAAAGGCTTGATGGTAATGTTAGTGATATTGTATATGGAGTTAACACTGGTTGCATGATGGCAGGAATGGATCTCCTAGGTGGAGAAACAGCGGAGCATTTCAGACAAAATGATTATGACCTTGCTGGTTTCTGTACTGGTATCGTAGAGAAGAATAATATTGTTGATGGTGCTAACATCAGACCTGGTGATGTGGTCATTGGTATTGAGAGTAGTGGTCTTCATAGTAATGGTTATACTCTCGTCAATGATATGTTGTCAAGAAATCTAATCTCTTATGAGAAGATGCCAGAACTGCTGACCCCTACCACCATCTATGCCCGTCTCATTCAATACATGTTGGATGAGGTTCCTATTTTAGGCATGGCACACATCACAGGCGGTGGTATCCCCGAGAACCTTCCTAGGTGTCTTCCAGAAGGTCTTACAGTTGATGTTGACTATGATGCTTGGGAGAGGCCAGAGATTTTCAATAAGATTCAGGAAGCTGGTGATATTGCTGAGGAGGAGATGCGTAATGTATTCAACTGTGGTATTGGATTCTGTTTGGTGGTGCCACAAGAAGTAGCAACACTAACTGTAGATTTGATTGCCGGTGCATCATATGGCATGAGGTCTTGGATCATTGGACAAGTGAAATAAATATGCTATAATTAGTTGGGAATAATCACACCTTCTTTTATGAAAAAAATTATTATGGCCTTGATGGCAGCATGTCTGACTATCCCTGCTGCACAAGCAGAACCAATTAAGGAAAGTGAATATAAGACCATGCACTCTATGGGATGTATGCTCCTCGGTGAATGCACCGATGATGTAGTGAAAGTATTCTCGATGCTTGATATCTCATCACAATATGATAACACGGAAGAATTCACTGGTGTGACAGGTGAGTTTCATAACATGCTTCACTCCTTGAATGAGATTGGAGTTAATGTATTCCTTGCTGATGAGAAGTATTTCCCTGCAATGCATCGTGGTGTTTATCATACTGTAAGTAATAACTTCTTTCTTAATAAGGATTATATGGGTGATCCAGGTGTATTGATGAGTGTTATGCGTCATGAAGGGTGGCATGCTGCACAAGATTGTATGGCAGGCACGATTGATAATAGTATGATTGCTATTATTATGCCTGAAGATGATGTGCCAATGTTGTGGCAAGAGATGGTGAAGCGGACATATATGATGCAACCATCCGCAATTCCATGGGAGAAAGAAGCAATGTGGGCAGGCAAGACTGAAAATATGACTATGAATGCTCTTGCAGCATGTGCTGGCGGTAATATGTGGGAAGTATATGAACCAACTCCTATGACAAGAGAATGGCTTGAGAGGAATAACTACATTGACTGAAGAATCTTTTTCTATCTTGCCATATGTTGTGGCTAAATCTGAAGATAATAATTTTGATGATATTCAAGATGACTTTATAGATTGGATAGAAAATTATTCTAAAGTATACCAACCAAACTGGAGAAGTAATGTAAAGGGGTATCAAAGTCCAGATGATTTTTATCTGGATAAATCGTTTACTCCTTTTTTAAATTACATGAGCGAGAGAATTATAAATCTACTTGCAGTATATAAGCAGCACGAGAATGTTGATATTAAATTTGATCCTCGTCTTTCAAACATGTGGTTTAATATAAATTGTATTGGGTCATATAATGTTAGACATACTCACCCCGGTTCATCTATAGCAGGAGTTCTTTATATTGATGTTCCAGATAATTCTGGTGACATCACTTTCCATCATCTAGATGGCCATAACTTATCTTTAACCCAGGATACTACTTTTAGTATTGATCCTCATGACGGACTAATGATATTATTTCCTGCATCATTATCGCATAATGTAGCACCAAATTATACAAAAGAAACTCGTATATCTATTGCATTTAATCTCTATGAATACTACTCCGACAATTATTGATAACTTTTTAGATCAAGATTACTTTGATCATTTAAAAAATTGTGTGTTCAGTACTCAATTTCCCTGGGTTTTTTGTCAAGAAGTGGCTAACTTGGGAGAAATGAACGACGAGCATTTCTTTTTTACTCATAGATTATTTGATAGATTTGAACCATTGAGTTCATTCATGAAAGAACTTGACCATCTTATCGTTCATGATTTAGAAGTTAAGTCTCTTATCCGTGCAAGGATTAATTTGTATCCTAATATTGGTAAACTATTAGAACATGACTATCATCAGGATTTTAAATACCCACATAAAACAGCTGTTTTATATTTTAATACCTGTGATGGATATACTGGATTTCGTGATAGTAAAGTAGAGAGTGTGGAAAATAGAGTTGTTCTTTTTGATGGATCAAATGAACATTATAGTACTACATGTACCGATCAAAAAGTTAGAGTTGTATTATCGGTAAGTTACTTCTGATAAATACTATGAGTCACACATCTATTTGAAGTAATGCCTACACGCATTAAACCAAAAAGAAGTACCACGCAAGGTCAGATCCCAGGTCTTATCGATCTGGAAGATGGCGAGATGGCTATTAATATAGTTGACCAGAAAATCTACATCCGATCAGGAAACAATGTAGAAACTGTTGCTCAAGCAGCAACTGGTGCTACTCCTGTTTATACCGATCTTACTGGTCCTATCACAACACAGTTAGTTGTGAATAAAAGGTATCTTGCCAACACAACTGCTGGTTCTATCAATGCAACAATGCCCGTGGTCAACCTGTCTATTGGTGACAGTATTGAGATCGCTGATGGCGCACAAAATTGGAATATAAATAATGTTATATTGAGCTCATCCGCGCATCAATTTAAAGATGCGATTGGAAATATTGATGATGGTCCCGTAAACTTAGATGTTTCGGGAGTGACTGTTATGTTTTTATGGACTGGTAGTTATTGGAGAATCATTAGCTAATGGCTTTAACTTTAAGTAATGCTCATTTCCAACCTAAGGATTCGACCGGTTACTATGTCTATGCTCTGAGAAGAGATGCTGATGATATGCTTTACTTTAGTAAGGTAAGCACTGCATCTACGACTGAATCACTTGATCCCCATCGTTTAGATGGTACGCAGGTTGAAGAATTCGGTGACTACAACGATTATGTTGAAGAAACCACTGAACAAAAGGCACTTGCCAATAACCCGCAAGATAAATATCAACAGATACGCTTTGATAGGCGAAACCTTTTTTATTACCTAGACACTGACGGATACATCGTCCTTCAGGTCAACGGAACCCACTCATACTCTGAACCTGTTTAACGAGAATCTACAATGGCAGAATTTAGACTAGGTAGACTGAAATTTAACTGGCGTGGTGCCTGGACAGCTTCTACCGCATTCATTATTGATGACATCGTTAGATACGGTGCCAGCTCTTATGTCTGTACTACCAACCACACATCGGACGCAAGTGCTACTGGCTTCCCTAACGATAGTGCCAACTGGGACCTCCATACAGAGGGTCAGAACTTTGCTGGCGAGTGGACAGTTGGTACTGGATATGTTGTAAACGATATCGTCAAGGAAGGCGGTAATCAATATATCTGTACGGCACAACATGTATCAGTTGGTGTACAAAGCACCTGGTACAGTTCTGATTTCCCAGCATACTGGGATCTCTATGCTGAGGGACTGAACTTCCGAGGTGCTTTCACAACCGCTACTTATTATGGCATCAATGATGTTGTTAAGTATGGTGGACAAGAGTATCGTACAATTGTTCCCTTCCAAGTCGCTAGCGACTTTACAATGCAGGGGGTTTCTACTAGTTTCCATGATCCTACTGGAGTAGGTTCGGATGGTTTCTATCCTCCAGCATCTAATTTCACAGACTTTAACAAAGCCTTCACTAATGAAGGTCTCTACAATGCAACTACCCGCTATGAAAGGGGGGATATTGTAGAGTATATCGGTGCATCTTATGTTGCTATCGGTACTAACCCTAAAGGTTCTCAACCTAACGAAAATGCTGCTGACTGGTCAGTTCTTGTTGGTGGTATTGGTACTGGAGCAGGTTCTACCTATGATCCTGCTCAAATCTATGCTCGTGGTGAGATTGTAACCCTTGGCGGTAACACTTATATTGCTGACCAAGTTAAGATTGTTGGAGACAACCGACCTGTCGGTACTGCTATTACTACCGTTGATACTGGTACTAATGGTTGGTCTCTGTTGACCAGAGGATTTAACTGGAGAAGTACCTGGAGTGGTTCTGGTGTATACGAGATCGGTGATGTTGCCGAGTATTCATCCTCTGCTTACATCTCGGTAGCTTCATCGAACATTAATGTTCAACCTGGTACTGCTGTTACCATGTGGGCAGCGTTCGCTATCGGTGATAGCGCAGCACTGCTGACAACCAAAGGTGACTTGCTTACTAGAGATGGTACTGGTCCTACGAGACAGGGTATTGGTACGCAAGGTACATATCTAAGAGTCTCTTCTAGCGATGAGATTGAGTGGCAGTATCCCGGTCTTCGTACCAAGGTATACTATGTTGATGCACAGCAGGGTAATAACGATAATACAGGTCTTACCCCAGACAATGCTTGGGGTTCGATTGCATATGCTTCTACTGCTGGTCAGATTAGAAGAGATGTTAGCAACTTTGTTTATGATGAGACTAGTGGTATTGCAACAATTACTGCTGCTTCTCATGGTTTGTTCCCTCAGGGTCAGGTTAAACTACAGGGTATTGGATTCACTTGTGCCGTAGCTCATGCTGGTATTACAACTACTATCTTCCCCGATGGTACACAAGGATTCTTCTTCAAAGTTGACTCTGTAGTTGACTCCAACACTTTCTCTACCAATGTTGGCATCTCTACGATTGCTCATACTTATGTGAGTGGTGGTGAGGTTACTGATGTATCTCCTATCATTCTTAAGTTGTCTGCTGGTGTATTCAGTGAGCAACTTCCTATTACTCTACCTAAGAACTTCTCCATTGCTGGTGATGTTCTGAGAGGTACGACTGTTCAACCAGCTTCTGGTGTTTCTACTGACGGTCTTGTTCCTAATAGTCGTCAGACGATGTTCTTCGTCTCTGACTCTACTACGGTTCAGGCGATCACAATGCGTGGTCTGCAAGGATTTGATTATGATACTAATGATGCTTTCAATACTGATAAGTGGCAACCCAAGGTTGGTGTAGGTACTACATCTTGCGGTGTTTACTTCAGACTTAATCCTGAT